AATGCTGAAGTAGATGCTGATTTAAAAGCAACACCTTGGAAAGATTGTGGCTATTTAGCTTGGTTATTGTGGGGAGGAACTTCTGGTGTTAATTGGGCAATCAATAAAATGAAAACCAAAGACAAATATAAAACAGCTTTTAAAATTCAAGACGAAGATAAAAGAATAGTTAGTGGTTATTTTATGAAAGCAGATTTACCTATTATTAGACTAAATGACCAGAACGAGAAATACTATGTAGTCTTTAGAAAACCTACTATAGAAAAGATAGTTAATAAATTCTTTAAGAATAACTATAATTCTAACATTAATTTAATGCACGACATAGATTATAAAGACAATGGAGTCTATGTAATTGAGTCTTTAATTATAGATAGCAAAAGGGGAATAAAAGCTCCAGACGGTTTTGAGAACGCACCAGATGGCTCATGGTGGGGAAGTATGAGAGTAGAGAATGACGAAGTCTGGCAAATGGTTAAAGACGGTACGTTTAAAGGTTTTTCAGTTGAGGGAATTTTTGGAGAGGCTAAAGCCACTAAATATCCAACTACTTTAATTAGTAAAATTATTTCCGTAGTTAAGAAATACAAAGAAAAACATTTGTAATTGTTAAAGTATCAACTATTTGTTATATATATAAAAGTATAAATAATAATTATTATGAGTGAATTAAAAGAGTTATTCAATGAGATTAAAAGCATTTTTAAAACAGAAGGTGTTGACATTGAAAACGATTCTAAGGAATTTGCTGAAACTACTGAAAACAACGTGGAAGAAACTACCGAAACTGTAAAGGAAAAATTTGAGGATGTTGTACTGGCTGACGGTACTGTTGCTCAAGTTGAACCTGAGGTTGTTGTAGGTGCTGCTGTAGTTGTTGACATGGATGGTGAACTTTTACCAGCTCCAGACGGTAAACATGAATTATCTGACGGTAGAGTTATATCTACTGAAGGTGGTGTCATTGTTGAAGTTGAGGAAGTTGAGGAAGAGGCTGAGCCAGAAGTAGAAGCAGAAACTGTAGAAGAGGAAGAAATGTCTAGTCCTTTAAGTGAAGCTCAAGAAAGAGAAGCTAAAAAGATTATAGAGTCGATTGTGACTGAAAAAGTTTTCGGAATGGAAGCTACTATTTCAGAAGAAAACAACGAACTAAAAGAAGAAATAAATAATCTTAAGGAGTCTTTTTCTATGTTGCTAAACTTAACAGAGAAAATGTTAGATGAGCCAACAAAAAGCGAAGTGGTTAAAAGACCATCTAGTTTTAAGGCTTTAAAAAAAGAAAATAAAAAAGACATAATAAGTGTCTTAAAAAGTAAAAATATAATAAAATAAAAATTATGAGTTTTGATGTTTCGGCTTTGGCCGCATATACCGAACAAAATGCAATGGACTTAATTATTAAGTCTGTAGCTGGTGGTAGACTTTCAGAATACGCTAACTTACAAGATGGCGTAAAAGGTCCTACTACAATTAACATACTATCTAGTGATGTTGTTTTTCAAGCTGACGGATGTTCTAGAAATGCAAGTGGTTCAACTACTTTGTCACAAAGAACTATTACTCCTGGTGCTGTTGCAATCCATGAGGATTTATGTATGACTGACCTAGCTGCTAAATATACAGCAGTTATGTTAAAAGCTGGTTTAACTGGTGAAAAAGAAGAAATTCCTTTTGAGGAATTATATTTCGCTGAGAAGGTTGCTAAATTACAGAAAGCTATTGAAGTAGCTGACTGGCAAGGTGACACAACTTCTGGAACTGCTAACCTATCTAAGTATGATGGATTAAATAAAATTATTGCTGCTGCTACTGCTGTAGATGGTAACCCTACAGCTATTGCTCAGGCTACTGGAATTACTGCTAGCAATGTTATAGGAATCCTTACTGGAATGGCTGAATTAATGCCAGAAGACATTATGGATGCAGACGATTTAAAATTGTTTGTTGGAATGGACACTTTCTTAAAATACCAAAAAGCTATAGCTGATGGAAACTATTTCCATTATGTTGTAGAAGGTGGATTTAGTTCTGAACTTCCATTAATTGGTTTTCCAAATGTTACTGTTTGTGCAACTCCTGGTCTTTCAGGTTTAGCTACTGGTAACTGTTACTTAATGAGAGCGTCTAATATTTATGTAGGTGTTGACTTACCAGGTGAAGAGTCTAACGATGTTAGAAGCTGGTACGATGACAATGACAGAATTTATAAAGTTACTATGGCTTTTAGAAGAGGTGTAAATGTTGCATTTCCTGACCAAGTTGTAGAATTTTTATTAGCCTAATTTAATGGGGGTTTAATTACCCCCTTTTTAATAACTGTTAGCTGAAACGCTAACTAACTGAAAATCAATTAATTATGTCATGTGTATTAAGTAACGGACAAGCTAGGGATTGCTCAGATAGCTTAGGCGGAATTGTAGAAGTATTAATCTCAGAAAGAGACAATATTACTGCTACTACTGTAGCTAACGGAGACATTTCTGCTATTACGCAATCAGGAGCAACTAACTTCTATAGATATGAGTTAAAGAAAGAGTCAGGTAGTTTGACATCTACAGCAACTGTAGACCAAGCTGGAGGAACTTCTTTTTACGACAATGTTGTAGCTTTCACTATTAATAAAATGAGTGCAGCTAAATCTAACGAAATTAAAATGTTAATGCTAGCTAGATTGTTTGTCATTGTAAAAGACAACAACGGTGTTTATTGGGCTTTGGGAAATGATAACTTTGCAGAAGGTTCGTCTTTAATTGGACAAACTGGACAGGCTTATGGAGACCCTAACCAATACCAAATAGAAATTACTGACAAAAGTCAGTTCCCATGTTATGGGGTACAGTCATCTGTAGTGGCTGGTTTGACAATTAGTGCTTAATTGTTCTTTGTTGTATGAAAGGGGGGTGGGTTAAACTGTCCCCTTTTTTTAGTAAATTTGAATTATGTTAAAAAAAGAATACGTAGGAAAAACAGTTCACTTAAAACATTTTAGTATTTTAGTGAATGAAGAAAACATCCCAACACTAAAGAAATTAAATGTTGATTGGGTTTTTGAAACAAAGAAAAAAAAGAAAAATGATAGTGATAAATAAGAACACTACAACTAATTTTGTAGCTACCTTATTTGAACTTAGCCAACTAACAAACCCAGATTATTTATTTGAGTTTGAGAGTGACCAGACTAAGACTAAATATTATACTATCATTGCAGACATAAGCACTAATAAAAGTAGATATAACGAATTTAATTTTGTAGAGGGTACTAATGACCCAACAAGTGGAAGTCTAGACTTAGGGTCACCAGGCTTTTATAACTATAAAGTATATGAACAAAACAGCACAACAAACCTAGACCCAACAGGACTAAACGAAGTAGAACAGGGAAAAATGAAATTAATAGACTCAACTTATCAACCATCATTTACTCAACATTCAGTTTCACCAACTACCAATGTAGTATATAATCCAGGACAATGAGCGTAAAACTAATTCCGTTAAATTTTGGAGGGTATGAATTACCTGAGTTTAAAGAGTCTAAGAAGGGAGACTGGTACGAATACGGAACAGACAGACCTTATAAAAACACATATCCAGATTATTTAACTAAGCTATATAATGAGTCTAGTAAACATAACCAAATTATTAATTCTAAGGTTAAGTTTATAACTGGTCAAGGTTTTGTCATAGATGAGAAATTAACATTCACAGAGAAGGCTTATGTTAATGGATTTATTAAACACCCTAATGAGGATGAGAACCTAGACGATTTAATAGGAAAACTAGCTAAAGACAAAAAGGTTTATGGTGGCTTTTGTCTACAGGTTAGAATGTCTAAAAATAATAAGATTGCTGCTATTAACCATATAGACTTTGCTGACGTTAGAACAGGTGTTGACAATGACTTGTATTATTATACAGACGATTGGTCTACAAGAAACCCAAAAAACAACGATGACTTTAAAGTGTTACAGTCATTCCCTCACAATGATGACGCTAAACCAGACGTTGACTATGTTATTTATTATAAAGAATATAGACCAGACTTAGGTGCTTATCCACTTCCTGACTATGTTTCTGCAATACCTTATTTAGAGTCTGACGCTGAGATTGCAAACTTTACTTTAAGTAATATTAAAAATAATTTATCTGCTGGGTATATAATCTCTTTTAAAAATGGTCAACCAAATGACGAGGAAATGGCTGAGATTGAAAGAAGGTTTAAGGGTTATGCTACTGGTGCTGACAATGCTGGAAAGCCTTTGTTATCATTTACAGACCAAGCTAGTGACCATCCTGAGATTATGCCAATTCCAGTTAATGGACAAGACGAAAGGTTTATTAATCTAAACAACCAAATAAGAGAAGAAATATTCACAGCTCATGGAATAACTAGTCCCCAGCTTTTTGGCATTAAAGAAACTGGCGGAACTGGTTTAGGGAATAATGCTGACGAAATAGTTGTAGCTAGTCAACTATACCAAAATCTACAAATTGACCCAGAACAAAAAGTATTTAACGAGTTAATTAATTCTATACTTAACTATAATGGTGTTAATGGTGAACCTGTAAGAATACAGAAAATAGAACCTGTCCAAAGGTACTTTAGTGAGACTGCTGTTCTAGGTGCTATGACACAAAACGAACTAAGAGAGAAGATTGGTTTACCACAAAGCGAAGTGGAGACCAACAAAGTAGCAGAAGCAATAGGAATACTAAGTCCGTTAGTTGCTACTAAAGTTCTAGACAATATGTCTATTGAAGAAATTAGACAGCTTATTGGTTTGACTGGAAGTGTAACTAGAACAACTGAAAGTCTTAAAAAAGAGTTTAAAGACGTAGAGGATGAAATACTATTTAATCAATTAGAAGCAACTGGAATAGACATAGAAGAGATTGAAACAGTACAATCATTTGTTAAACCTATTACAAGTATAGCAGACGCTAGACAGTTTGAAACAGAACTTTTAAAGGACTATAAATTTGCTATTAATAGAGTGCTAACAGGACCAGAAAAAAGTATTTTAGATTTACTTATTGACAATCCTAAAA